CAGGCCACCCTGACCGTCGACTCCGTCGACTTCAGCGACCAGGTCTCCACCATCACCGTCACCGAGAGCTACGAAGCCCTCGAGTCGACCGCGTTCGGCGACACCGCCCGCAAGTTCGTCAAGGGACTCGGCAACCACGAGATCTCCGCCACCCTCATGATCGCCTACGGCTCATCTGAGGTCGAGGAAAAGTTCAACGACCTCGTCGGCACCACGTTCAACGTCGTCGTCACCCCGACGACCTCGCCGAACGCCGCAGCCGACAGCCCCCAGTACACGCTCACCGGCTGCTACCTCGAGTCCGTCACCCCCGTCAACGGCGGTGTCGGCGAGCTGCCGACGATGGACGTCGTGTTCCGCGGCGGCGCCCTCACCCGCGCCGACGGCACCTGATCCCAGTTCATTCCCTAAAGGAGCCCCGACATGAACCTCACGATCCGCATCGACCTCGGCGACGGCCCACAGGACATCCAAACCAACCTGTGGGCTGTCGTCGCGTGGGAACGGAAGTACAAGACCAAAGCGTCACAGATGGCGACCGCGGCCGGCATGGAAGACCTCGCTTTCTTGGCCTATGAGGCCATGAAAGGCCAGAAGATGGTCGTGCCAGCCGTGTTCGACGACTTCATTAAGAAGATCGTCAGCCTCGAGGTCGTTGGAAGTGACGAGCGCCCTACCCGAGGGGAACCAGAAGACGCCAGCTAGCAGAACTGCTGGTCGCTGTCTCCTGGTGGCCCCCAAACATCGAGTTCGATCTCAAAGACCTGAACACCGTGGTCGATGTGATCGAGGAGCAGAAAAAGCAGCATGGCAAGCGTTAGCGCAAACGTCGAGATCAACGGACTCAACGAAGCCTTACGCACCCTGCGCTACATCGACCCGCAGCTTCGCCGGAAGGTCGATAAAGAGATGAAAGACACGGTGGGCAAGGACATTGTGCCATTCGCCCGCCGGCTGTATCCCGCAACCGACCGAGTCGGCAACTGGGGCCGTTGGCCTCGAGGAACCGGTTACCGGCAAGCCGCTGTGCGAAACGGCGTCAAAATGCGAATCAAAACGACCGGCCGCGTCGAGCAGATTTCCGGCTTGTTTCTCACAAACAGCAACGGCCCTGGTGTCATCTTCACCACCGCTGGTAACAAGAGCGAAGGACGCGCTCCAACCCGACCAAACGGTTCAGGCAACTCAGCCGCGTTTATCGAACGCCTCAAGCGTTTCGGTGAGCCAACCCGCGCATTGTGGCCCGCAGTCCTTGAGAAACGTGACACACTAGAAGCCAACGTCGAACAAGCCGTCGACGGCCTAATGAAGACGATCAGCAAGGAGCTCCGGTAATGGCGATCAACATTCCAATCGTCAGCGAGTTCAACAACGCCGGCCTCAAGAAGGCTCAAAAAGAGTTTCAGCGCCTCGAGAAGACGTCGCAGAAAGTCGGGTTTGCACTAAAGAAAGCGTTCCTGCCAGCGACAGCTGCGCTCGGCGGACTTGCCGCCGCCGCAATCCCAGCCATCAACGCCGCCTCCGATCTCGAGGAAAGCATGTCCAAGGTCGGCGTCATCTTCGGCGAAGGCGCCAAAGAAGTCGAAGCGTTCGCGGAAACCGCCGCCAAAGCCCTCGGCCAATCCAAACAAGACGTACTCGAGGCCGCAGGCACGTTCGGAACTTTCGGCAAGGCCGCCGGCCTAGCCGGCACGGACCTAGCCGAGTTCTCCAACGGCATGACCGCCTTGGCATCCGACGTTGCCAGTTTCAACAACGCCGAACCCGACGAAGTCATCCAAGCAATGGGCGCCGCGCTCCGTGGCGAAGCCGAACCCATGCGCCGATTCGGTGTCCTGCTCAACGACGCGACCCTGCGAGCTGAGGCTATGGCCCTCGGAATCTACGACGGCAACGGCGCACTCACCGACCAACAGAAGATTCTCGCCGCTCAGCAAGCAATCCTGAAACAAACGACCGACGCCCAAGGCGACTTTGCACGCACCAGCGAAGGACTTGCAAACCAGACGCGCATCATGAAAGCCCAGTTCGAGGACGTCAAAGCCGAACTCGGCAAAGCACTCTTGCCAGTCGTTCTCGCAATCCTGCCAGTGTTCGCCAAACTGGCTGATTTCATCGGCGACAACACCGACATTGTCATCAAGTTGGCAGCTGTCGTCGGTGGCCTGTCAGCCGCAATCGTTGCCGCCAACTTCGGCATGAAGATCTACACGGCGACAACGACCATTGCCACAGCGGCCCAATGGGCATTCAACACCGCCGTCGGCGCTATCGCTTTGCCCATCGTTGCCGTCGTCGCGTTCACAGCCGCACTTGTCGCCCTTGAGCGCGCCAGCGACAAAGCCAGCCGCACGTTCCGAATCCTGCTCCCTGGCATCAACGGCATCTCTGACGGCATCACCTGGCTTCAGAAACAAACCAAAGACGTAAACGAAGAATGGGCCGCATGGAACCAAACGCTTGACGAAGGCCGACGCGCCGCCGGCAACATGTACCCCGAAATCGACAAGACTTCCCAGTCAGTCGAAGACCTCATGCAAGAGGCCACCGAAGCAGCTAGCGCGCAGCTCGAACTCGCACAGTCCGTCAACTCTGTGTACGAGGAAATCAGGCAGCTCAATCCCGAGCTCATCGAAATGCTCGGCCTGCTTGACGTCCAAGACGACATCGAGAAACTTCGCACCGAGTTCGACAAATACAACGAAGTCATCGCCGAATCATCCGGAAATGTCCGTGAACTTCAACAAGCCGAACGAGATCTGACCCGCGCCATCATCGAAACGCTCAGCGCTCACGGTTTGCTTACCCTGGCATTCGACAAGCAGCTCAAAATCAAGATCGACACCGGCGACCTCGACGCCGCCTACGCATCAGCACTTCGCGTCCTCAACGCTTTCCAGCAGGTTCAGCAAGTCAGTGCCGGCCAACGGCCTTCAACGTATGTTCCGCCGCGCGACGAGCTCGGCTTCCTGTCGGCCCCACCAGTAGCCACCACCACGGTCACGCCGGTCGCGAGCATTACTCGAGCACCGTCTGGCGCTGTCCAGAACGTGACTGTGAACGTGAACACGCCGACACCGACCGAAGAGATCGGCAAAGTCGTCGTTGACAGCATCCGGAAATACAACCGCGCTTCAGGATCCGCCGCCATTGGAGTGCTTCGGTTGTGAGCGCCACCATCGTCCAATCCGGCGACTACACGCTCGAGATCGACACCGGCGACCTAGTCCGGAGCTTCACTCTGGACGACCCAGTCAAAGGCAAACTGGACAACCCCACGTTCGTTCTCGATGGCGCCACCGGCTACGCCGACGTCACCAGCGGAGCCAGAAGCATCCGTATCCGACGAGGACGCCGCGACACCTCAGACCAGTTCGGCGCCGGCACTATGAACTTCATTCTCGACGACACGGCCGCTGGCGGAGTGTTTAACCCGTTCGCCAACCAAGGCCCCTATTACGACACCACAAACACTGAGCCAGGACTCGCACCGATGCGACAAGTCCGGCTCAAGCGTGAGGACGAGCTGCTGTTCGCCGGCCGCATCACGGACTACGACTACCAGTTCGGTTTAGACGGCGACGACACCGTCAGCGTGACCTGTTCGGACGATTTCTATTTGCTCGCCCAAACCATTTTGGATGACACCAGCGTGTCGAAGCAGTACACCGGCGCCCGAATCAACGCCGTCCTCGATCTCCCCGAAGTCGACTACCCGTCCGGCGCCGCGCGTGATATCGCGACCGGCACCGTCGAGGTCGGCGGCGGCGGCGACTACAACTTGCAGCTCGGCGATATCGCCCTGGATTACCTTCGGCTGGTCAACGAAGCTGAACAAGGCCGGTTGTTTATCGACCGCGAAGGCGTCCTGACATTTCAAGAGCGAATCGGTCAAACCCTTTCAGCACCTGTGGTTTCGTTCTGTGATTGTGGCACCGATTACCCGTACCGAAACGTCGACATTTCGTTCGGGGCCGACAAAGTCGTCAACCTGGTGTTCGTGCAAACCATCAACAACAAGTTCAAGACCGCGTCGGACACGGCCAGCCAAGGCGACTACTTCATTCAGTCAAAAGCGATCACCGCCAGCCTGCTCGACACCGACGCAGAAGCCCAAGACCTCGCCGACTACCTGCTGAACGGCTACCCCGAGCCGACGTTCACCGCGGTCGAGGTCGCG